GGAATCAACGACGACGAATGGGCTAACAGCTTTGTGTCGGAAGTCAACATCACCGAGGACTTCAACGTCGAAGAGAAGGCAAAGTCGTACCTTAACATCTACAACAAGGGCAAAGCCTCGCGTTCCACTCCCACCCCGCGTTCCACGACGCGCTCAAGTGAACAGGACGCCGACCAGCTCAAGGATGTAGCAGAGTTCTTGAAATCACGGGCGGCTGAACGTGCTGAAATCAAGTAACGAACAAAAAAGTATTAACTAAAAACAAGAGACACAAATGGACACTACAAAAGGTACATTTCTCGGTTCCGTTCTTGTGCAGCAAAGCGGCAGCATTGGCGGCGCACGTTTCGTGTTCGTCAAGTTGCAGGGCGAGAAGAATGAGCTTGTGTTCCCCACCTTCGGCGGTCAGCTCATGAATCCGTTTCCTGGCAAGGCAAAGTTCTATGCTGGCGACTTGCTTGAGTACAGAACCAACTCGAAGGGCTACAAACCCTCCATCTACCTGCTCAAGACCTATAAGGTCTTGAAGGATGTGTCGTCCGCCACTACGGTCTATATTGAGCGTAACGGCTATCGTCACATCCCGTTTGCAGGCGACTTCCTCATGGCCGCTCCCGATGTCATCGGAGGCACTGGCACTGCCGTCAAGGTCACTGCCGTAACCGCCACCACGACCTCCGTTGACACGGCCACCGTTGACTGCTGGCAGCTAACCGTGAGCGCCAACTTCACCTGCACCGCTGGCACAGTCCTCGTCGAGTCAGAGGCTTTCGAGGGCACTTCCGCCACCGCAGCCATGCTCGTGAAGAGAATCAACGCCGTCGCCGCCTGCGACTACGACTGCTTCCAAGACAACGTCGCCGACCCGACCTCGCTTGCCGAGGACTTCGAGAACGCACGCTACTTCTTCACCCCCGCCCTTGGCGGTCTGATGTATAAGCACAAGATGTCGCCCATCCCCGCTTGCGTGGAGGCTCTCAATCAGTGCAACATCGAAGGCTGGTTCAAGGTTGACGGTCTGAGCGTGAACGGCAGCGCCGCTGTCGCAGCCGATGCTTCCAAAGCCCTTTCCGACAAGGTGCGCTACAGCGCATCCACCACTCCCACCACCTCTACGGTCGGTGAAATCGGTGACATCATCGTTGTCGGCACGGGTTCCATCTATTCCTTGACCGGTATCACTGGAACTACGAGCAAGACCTACACTTGGTCTGTTGTCGGACAGAAGAACGCTGGCTAAAAAAGTAAGGAGGAACAGATATGAAATACGACATTAACAATAGCAGATTTGCAAAGTTGTGGGATTCGACCGAAGGTCGTGAGCTTATCAGCATCATCCTGAACAGCCCCGACATGTTCAAGGCGAACTACAACTTCTGGCGCACAGAGTTCACGGTTGACCCGCAGATTACCGAGCGCCAGAGCGACGGCGAGGCTACCTTCGTCGTCAACCAGCGTGAGATTGACCAAGCCGTTATGATGGACATGCGTGCTCCGCTCGGCGACTCCGACCAGATGGACAAGAAGGGTATTGCCCGCTACACGGGCTCTATCCCCGACTTCATCGCAAAGGGTTGGCGCGAGCAGGCTATGGAGCGCGAGTTCCGTCAGAAGATGTACGAAGAGGCATTCGGCAACGACACCGCCATGATTGCCCTCTACGCCACTGATGTCCTTCAGAAGGGACGTGACGCAGCCGACATGACGCTTTCCAACATGGCAGCGCAGGCTCTGTCAAAGGGCAAGGTCATCTGGAACTACGGCGTAGGTATCACCAACTACCTCTACAAGGCCGACATCCCCGACGCTAACTTCACCAACGGCGGCACGGTCGCTTGGTCTGACACCACCAACTGTAAGCTCCTCGACCAAATGGCCGCAAAGGAGCAGCACTACAAGGAGGATGTCTGGGGCAAGGACGTGTCTCTCATCTGGGAGATTCCGCAGGATGTGTTCGTGAACTACGTCCTCAAGAACGCACAGGTCATCGAGTGGGTGAAGAGCTGGCGCACCATCAACGACAAGCCCGTCCTCACCACCATGAACATCACCGAAGAGATGTTCCGCGAAGCCATCGCTTCCTTCCCCGGCGTCAGCCCCATCAAGGTTGTGCGCGAGAAGCAGCGTGACTTCAACGGCGACTCCTTCTCAATGGTCAGTGGATGGGACAGCAACAAGGCCGTCCTCCGTCCCGCTGGCTACGCTGGTGTTGTCAAGCGTGCAAGCATCCTCGATGCTCAGATTTACCCGAAGTACGGTTCCTCTACGCAGAGCCGTGTCTTCGCAAGCTACGATGTCTATACCGTCATGAACACCGTTCTCAACAACGGCAACCTGAAGGAATGGCACACCGATGTGATGATGTCTGCAATACCCGTCCTCGACGAGTTCCAGTATCACGTAATCGTCAACACCGTAGCAGCAGACTAAGACTATGGATGAGTTCGACATCATTGAATATCTCTCTGGTCTAACTGGTTTCGTCTTTGACAAGGCAGTCCTGAAAAGGATTGCCTTGGACAGAGGCGTTTCGGAGGTGACAAGCTACGAAGAGCTTGACACGGAGACCAAGGAACTTCTGCTTGCCGATTTGCTGCTTGTCGCCTACCTGTCACCGAACACGATGGCGAGCAGTTCGCAGTCTCACGGCTCATACAGCAAGTCGGTAGGTTCTCAAGTCTTATATGACAAAGAGAAGATATACAACATGCTGTACTCAATCTACCGCAAGTACGACGACGAAAAACTTGAAGAAGTGCTTTCTGCCGAAGGCACACTTGAGTGGCTACCCGACGTAGATAGAAGCAATGTATATTGACCGAAACGAACTGCAATGGAAACCCTTTACGGGGTATTTCTATCGGGCAACGGACGATGACCCAGAATCCCTGCTCGATATGGAAGATGAGCGCACGCTTATCCTTGAGGTAGAGTGCGACATCACCGAGGCAGGTCATACGGGAAAGTCAGTATTCATTGACGCTTCGTTTGCCATTTACTTTGACATAGAGTGCGAGCCCGACGAGATACCCATCAAGCGTGGGGACATCTTCGAGTCCGACATGTACGGTCTTGAAGTGAACGGCAAAGTCGTTGGCATCTTCCCCTCACAGCTTCACGGCTGCGTTGTTTACATTAACGATAAGGATGTGTAAGCTATGGCAGACAACGCGAACAAGCTAATCAAGAACGCCCGTTCCAACATCATGCGGAACTACATAAAATCCGCAAGTGTTTATAGGGACGATTCGTTTACGCAGATTCTCGAAGAAGCCATTAAGAATCTGCTTGAAAAAATCGGTTCTATTGCCGACTTTGAAAGCAGGACTGGAGCTTTATTCGATTCAATCGGTGCTCTGATGCTTGTAAACGGTTCTGACTTTGGTGGTCATTGGAGGTATTATCTCGATGAGTACTCAAATCATAAAACCAAAGACGGCTACACACTCACGCACGGGACACACAAGGGGTGGAAGAAACACGACATACCACCTGACACCGGAAGAGGGTATCTTGAAACATACTTCGATGAAGTTGTCAGGCAGAACAAGGGCACTCACGGCATTCGGGTTTATGTATGCGCGGCAGCGTACTACGGTCAGTTCCTCGAAGACGGCTCTTATGCAAAGAACGGCAACGGAAGGAAATACCATGTCATATCCTTTGCAGACGACCTTCTTGAAGCAATGCTTGGCGAGGTTGCGCGAGTATGGAACGGAAGAAACGGACAGCTCGGCTCCCGCAAGGGCGGCGTAAGGAACTTTGTCGTCAAGAAAGTAGGCACGGCCTATGGAATAAGCGGAACAACGTATTCAAGCTATGGAGCAGATTAAGCTATGACAGAGAAGACACTATCAGAAGTTGAGAACTATCTCTACACTCTCCTGCACGGGACGGTGTCACAGCACGTCTTTGTAACCTCGCCTCCTGAGACCATCCAAGCCTCGTGGACGGATATGGTTGTCATTGACCTCGGTGTGCCCATCATGGACAGGGGCGCGTTCAAGAGCGGCTCAGCTCTGATATGGCTCTATGCCAAGCCTTTGTCTGACGGGAGGAAGAACGTCCCAGTCATGAATACGCTTGAAACAAGCCTTAACACGGTTCTTTCCACACAGAATGACGACGTGATAAGGATTTCAAGGCGCGACTACTACACCGACTACGACTCCACGCGGAACTGGCACGTCAACATTGTAGAACTCATCTTAAATATCTATTAATCATTAAAACATTACAACTATGGCAGCACGTACACCATACACTGTTTCCAGTCTTGTTTCTGGAAGGCAAATTCTGTCAAATGCCAAGTTCCTGTATCTTGGAGTTTGGAGTGGAACTGACAGCAACACGCCACCTACTACTTACTACGACTTGACGGACATCGTTGCTGACACCCTCAGCATCGAACCCGATGACAACGACATCAACACCATTGATTCCGAGTTCGTTGACTCCCCTCTGAAAGAGAACGTCACTCTCGGCAACATCAAGGTAGCTGCAACTTGCATCGACGTCCAGAACGCAATCCTCAAAAACATCTACGGATGGGATGATGTGACTCCTACTGGTTCAGCCGATTCAGCGAAAGCATCCTTTGCTCCTACGAGCTATGTGGATATATATGCGGCTATGATTGTCGGATTCTCCAACGGCCTCGTGGTAGCTCCTCGCGTTCGTCTCGACAGCAAAGCTGTGTTCTCAAGCCTCAAAACTGGGAGCGCACAGTCTCAGATTGGAGGAACTTGCTACAACGCAGCAGTAGCTTTCAAGGGCAACACCGCCGCCGGCACTGGTGCCGACTTTGGTACTGATGCTACTTACAAGCTGTGTCCTCTTGCAAGCCTTCCTCTTGCAATGACCGCAGCTTCTGGCGGCACGACAAAGTCCGCAGCCGACACAGCGAAGGACAACGTTGACATCAAGCTTACCGTCCCGACAGCGTAAACGCGAATAGTCGGGTAGTGAAGGGGAGGCTGGAGGTGATAGTCCGACCTCCCCTTTTAAGTAAAACGCCTATAATTTCTACTATTGTAAATTAGATAGCAAAACACTAAAAGCACCTATATGGCAGAAAGCAAGAAAATAGCGGCAAAAGCTGTTCTTAGCAAAAAGAAAGAGGAAGTCTCATTCGAGCAGGCTTCACTTGAGTCGCAGGCAAGGCTGGCAGAGATACTGTCCGACTCACCGCGTCTTGTGAAGCTCGCAGGGACAGAGTGGGAAGTAAGAGCGCTCAGGTACGGAACGATGTACCTCATAGCCGACCGCGTGTGCAAGCTGAACAAGAAGGCTGCGGCGACAATGGGCGACATAATGCGCGACTTCCAAAACGACATTCCTGCCGTCGTGGAGATACTGACGCTCGCCCTTCTCAACGACAAGCGCAAGATATACAAGGACGGTGACACGTCGCTTGGCTACTCCGACCTCTTCAACGCCACACGCGACACGCTTCTCTGGGAGTGCCCCGTAGGAGAGTTTGCCACGATACTGCTTGAGGTGCTTGAGCTGCTTGACATAAATTTTACGATGGACGCGGCGGCTACGTTACAGATGCTGACCGCGTCCGTAACTATGAAGAAGAGGAACCAGACGAAGACGACAAGACAGAAATGATTTACGCCGTATCGGAAATCGGCGACATGGTCGATTTTCTGAAAGGCTTTCCGTTCATGTCTATGGACGACTATCTATGGAAGTACAGCGTGCCGCTGATAAGGCTTATGGGACTTGACAACACACGTGTCCGCTACCTGACGGACAAGCAGGCCGAAAGGCGAAAGGCTGTCAGCGTAAGCGACCCGATGAAGCTTGTCAACGACCTCGGACTTCCAGTTTTCAAGGACGGCAACAATTAAAAGACACTATAAAAAACACATACGACAATGGCTAAAGCAACAGACCCCATCGGAGCGGTATTGATGTTCGGCGACGAACTCATTGCTAAACTGGACAAGATAGACAAAGGCTTCGCTGAGATAGAAGCCCGCTCTGCGCAGATGGCGAAAAACTTGAACTCTGCTTTTCAGCAGACGGGTAGTTTGGACGCCTTCAAGGGAAGCATTGACAATCTGAGAAACAAACTCGAAGGCCTTGAGAAACTGAAAAGCATATCAAAGTTAGACCAAGCAATCAGGAAAACGGTTGATTCGCAAGCGCAGGCTGTTGTTGAAGCCGAGAAATGGGGGCAGGTCGTAAACAAAGAGCTTGACAAGATTTCCGACAAGGTGAAGAACCTTAAATTCGGGAAGCAGATGTTTGACGAGAAGAGCATCGCTTCAATGCAATGGCGCATAGAGCGGTTGCAAACGGCTATTCTCTCTGGAAAGAAGCTGAACAGCATAGGGACAACCCAAGGCTCAAAGGCAGGCTCAATGACCGAGGAATTGCAGCAGGAGTATCTTACCGAGCAGGAGTATTGGAAAAGAAGAATACAGCTTGCCCAAAGGTCAGAGCAGCAAATGGCAGAAGAAGCGATAAAAGGCGCCCAACAGACACTTAACATCGCTCAATCTTCAGCCGAGAAGGTCTATCAGACGGACTTGAACCTAATGCAGCAGCGCAGGCAGTTACAGGAGAAGATAACCGCTCTCGGGAACAACCCGACTGGAGAAGAGGCAAAACTCCTGAAAGCCTACAAAGCCGAACTCAGGGAAATTGACAAGGAGTTAAAAGTCCTTGCAAAAGACTATCCTGAATTGGCGAAGGTTGCAAAGGACAGTTTCAAAATCCAAGACCTTGAGGCAAAGGTAAAGGCTCAACGTAAACTCAATGAGGCAATGATGATGGAGCCGAACAATGCAATAAAGATGTCGCAGGAGGCGAACTCCATCAACGAGAAAAGAGCGGCGCTTCAGAACTTGCAGAACGTCATCAACAGCCTTAACCCAAAGGAGGCGAACTATAGGGAAAACCTCAGAAGGCTGAATGATGAATATCGCCGTCAGCAGACAGAGCTTGACAGGCTCGAAGGCAGAACGAGGGCGCTCGCTTCTGCTCAAAGAGGACTGTTTGATGTGTCAGGCCAGCTTCGCGGTATGCTAACAACCGTCTTTTCGGTATATCAAGTAAATAACTTCTTTGAGGACATCGTCAAGGTGAGGGGAGAGTTTGAGCTACAGCACAAGGCGTTGGAAGTCATCATACAAGACGTTGACAAAGCGAATGAATTGTGGAAACAAGTCACCGAACTTGCTGTCAAGTCGCCTTTCCGTGTCAAGGAACTCGTCACCTACACGAAGCAGCTTGCCGCTTTCCGCGTTGAAACAGACAACCTGTTTGATGTGACGAAGCGTCTTGCCGACATTTCAGCAGGTCTTGGCGTTGACATGAACCGCCTGATTCTTGCCTACGGTCAGGTAAAAGCTGCCAACTACCTTCGCGGACAGGAACTGCGCCAGTTCTCGGAAGCAGGCATCAACATCCTCGGCGAGTTGGCGGACAAGTTTACCGAGGTTGAGGGAAGGGCGATAAGCGTCGGCGAGGTGTTCGACCGCGTATCAAAGCGAATGGTCAAGTTCCAAGACGTAGCCGAAGTGTTTGAGAAGCTGACCGACGAAGGAGGCACGTTCTACAAGATGCAGGAGAAGCAGGCAGAGACGCTGAAAGGTCGAATCTCCAACCTCAAGGACTCCTTTGACCTTATGTACGACGCCATCGGCAAGGCAAACGGAGGCGCACTCACGAGCCTTGTAGAAAATATCCGCAAAATGACCGACAACTGGAGGGAGTTGAGCACAGTGATTGTTCCGCTGTTTACGTTTATCATTGGAAAGTCGTTGGCCTTGTCAGTACTCAGCACAAACCTTGGCAAACTTGTTTACTCAACAAAACAGGCTACTATTGCAATAAGGAGATTCGGAGCGACGATGAGAGCCTTTGCGGCAGGCGAGGCTGCCGCTACCGCCGCTGTCGGAGGATGGATGACAGCCCTTGTTGCACTTGTCTCCGTCATCATGGGTGTCGTCATGGCTATCAGAGAGCACAACCGCGTGGCAAGGGAAATGAAGAAAATCTCTGCCGAGGGCGCTGCCGAAGGCGACAGCCTTGCAAGCTCATTCAAGCGTCTTGCCGACGAAGCAACGGATGCCACGAAGTCCTATTCGGAGCAGCAGAAGGCTTTGTCCAAGCTAAAATCAATGTACGGCGAGATTCTTCCATCATACATGCTTGAGATTGACTATCTGAAGCAACAAGCAGGGGCGTACAGCACAGCTGAACTCGCTATAAGAAGCTATATAGATGCAAAGACAAGGCAGAAGCAGATAGACTTTCTGACAGAGGAAGTTACTCCAAAGCTGTCGGCAAGGAGAGAAGACGTTAAGAAGACTTTGTCTGAATATCTAAGCCATTACAAGGTAGGATTTAGCAAAGAAGACCTTGACAAAGTCTTTATGGATGCAGAAGACAGATTTGCTGAAAGCGGAGGCGTATTTAGCGACGCTCTTAAAAGGTCGCTAATGGACTATTTGAGGGTAAGTAAGGTTACTGCTGGATGGGTTACAAACGGCGCAAAGGAGTCCATAAATAAGTTTGAGAAAACGCTGAAAAAATACAACGAGGGGGTAAAGGAAATAGAAGGAGAAAAAACTCAAGACTACTTCTGGGCGAACAAAGACCAAACGAAAGTCATGGAGGAGACGACAAAGAGGCTAAACAAGCTCAACAGCGCACTTAATGACTTCGTAAGGCTTAATGATGCGGGTAATAACGGCAGCGAAATAGCCGCAGTGATGCAGGAAATACGAACATTTATGCCTTCCGCCAAGGATGTTGCCGACAACGAACTTGGAAAGTACTTTGACCAGTTCAAGGAAGGCGGAGAAGTGCTTAAAAGCACTCTCGGAGACCCTATGCTGCTTGAAGAGTTCAAGAAAAACTCCGAAATAGCCCTCAAAAGCGCCGCTCTTTACACCGATGCGTTCACTGATAGCCTTTACAAAGAGT